AGATATGGGTTATGTCTCAACGGTAAAAGATGCTAGAGACATGCTAGAAAAGTTGTACAAAGAAGATATTGAAACTAAAGATAAACCAGATATATAAAGCTATTACTGATCTTTAACCGTAACAAACGTAGTCTACAGACGATTTAGATATTTGTCAAGTCTTGACGATTGAATGTGTTTGAGATATAATATTTTCATATATTATTACCTCTGGGAAAGAGATGGAAACTCATGCCAAAGAAGAAATCAGAACATTATGTAAATAACAAAGAATTTCTAGAAGCACTAGTTGTTTACAGATGTAGAGTCGAACGTAATTTTAAAGAACTCAACGGTAGAGAACCAACTAAGGAAGACAGGTCGAAGCATTGGCCAGGCAAACCTCCAATCACTAATTACCTGGGAGAGTCTTTTCTTAAGATTGCAACTCACCTATCATACAAACCAAACTTTGTCAACTACATGTTCCGAGAGGACATGATTTCTGACGGAGTTGAAAACTGTGTTCAGTATATTCATAATTTTGATCCAGAGAAGTCTAAGAATCCTTTCGCATACTTCACTCAGATCGTACATTACGCTTTCTTACGAAGAATTCAAAAAGAGAAGAAGCAACTAGACATCAAGACTAAAATCATTGAAAAGACTGGTTACGATGAAGTTATGATGGTTGACGATAGCTTGCTTTCTGGGGCACAATCAGACTATAATCAGATCAAGGATAATATCCAATATAGGAATCGATGAAAGTCGCAATCATTACTGATACTCATTACGGCGCACGAAAAGGATCTAAGCATCTCCACGACTACTTTGAGTTATTCTACAAAAATGTCTTCTTTCCCACTTTAAAGGATAATGGTATCGATACTGTTATTCATATGGGAGATGCTTTTGATAGTCGAAAGTCCATTGATTATCAGAGTCTTGAATGGGCAAAGCGGGTTGTATTTGAACCGCTGAAAGATTATAATGTTCATATGATTATTGGTAATCATGATTGTTACTACAAGAATACCAATAACGTAAACTCGCCAGAACTTCTACTCCAAACGTATCCTAATATCAAAACTTATAGTACGGTATCTGAGGCAGTTGTTGGTGGATTAAAAATATTATTCATTCCCTGGATTAATGCAGAAAATTTTGAAAATACTGTCGAATCTATTAAAGTTTCAAATAGCGTATGTGCGATGGGGCACCTTGAGCTCAACGGATTTAGAGCGCATCGCGGACACGTCATGGAAGACGGTATGGATTGCAACGTCTTTGAGAAATTCTCAAAGGTCTTCTCTGGTCACTACCATACACGGAGTGACAACGGACGAATCTTCTACCTAGGAAATCCATATGAGATGTTCTGGAACGATGTGAACGATCCTAGGGGTTTTACTATCTTTGATACTGAAACACTAGAGCATGTTCAGATTGATAATCCTTATAAATTATTTTATAATATCTACTATGAGGATACTCCGCATCAAATGTTTGATGCTACTGAATATGAAAACAAAATCGTTAAAGTCGTAGTCAGAAAAAAGAGTAGTCCTAAAAACTTTGAGAGGTTTATTGATAAACTTTATTCTGCAGGAGTTCAAGATCTTAAGATAGTCGAAAACTTTAGTATTGAAGAGAGCGAAGATTTTGAGATCAATGAAGAAGAAAATACAATTTCAATCTTGCATAGATATGTTGAAGAGTCTGAAATCGAACTAGATAAAGTCAAAGTAATTAGTATTCTCCAGGATATTTACAGACAAGCGTGCGAGGTAGCAGATTAATGTTTATGCTTACTCTCAAAGATCAAAAAGACGATGGTGCTTATGCCTTACATGATAGGTATGGAGAAAAAGTTCTCCTGATGTTTGAAGAGGAAGATGATGCTGTCAGATATGCTCTACTGCTAAAAGACAGTGAAGATTATGGAAAAGAGATGGAAGTTGTTGAAATAGATGAAGATCTTGCCATAAAGGCATGTAAACTGCACAATTACAAATATTCGGTAATAACTGAAAACGATATTGTAATCCCTCCTGTTTGATACTTAATTTTTTGTTATGATTACTTTCAAGAAGATTCGTTGGAAAAATTTCCTTTCAACAGGAAACCAATTTACGGAAGTTGACTTCCAAGAAAAGAATACAAATTTGATTATTGGCACGAATGGTGCAGGTAAGTCAACCATTTTGGATGCCTTGACTTTTTCTTTGTTTAACAAACCATTCCGTAAGATTAATAAACCTCAACTCCTTAACGCAACTAATGAGAAGGACTGTGTTGTAGAGATTGAGTTCAATGTTAACAACCGAGAGTATCTTGTTCGGCGCGGAATGAAGCCAAATGTCTTTGATATTGAAGTCAATGGTAAATCTCTGCATAAAGAAGCAGATGACCGTGCCAATCAAAAAATCTTAGAGGAGAGTATCCTAAAAGTAAACTATAAGTCTTTTACTCAAATTGTTATTTTGGGTAGTAGTACTTTTGTGCCTTTCATGCAATTGACTACTGCAAACCGTAGAGAAGTTATTGAGGATCTTTTGGATATCCGTATTTTCTCTGCAATGAATAATCTTATCAAAGATAATATTCGAACTCAGAAAGAACAGATCAAATCTCTTGAACTTAAGAAGCAAACTCTTAAGGAAAAGGAAACCATGCAGAGAGAGTTTATTGAAGAACTTGAAAGTAGAGGAAATGCAAATATTAATGCCAATAAGAAAAAGATTACCAACCTAGATTCTGAAGTTGGTGATTACATGGAAGAAAACGATAAGACTAATCAGAAAGTAGAGGAACTAACTAAATCTCAGGAAGAGTTAATCGATGCCAGTAAAAAGTTAGTAAAACTAAACAATCTTAAGGGCAAAATCTCTCAAAAGGTAAGTACAATTACCAAAGAACATAAGTTTTTTACTGAAAATACGGTATGCCCTACCTGTACTCAGGATATAGAAGAGTCTTTTCGATTAAATAGAATTGAGGACGTTCAAAATACGGCAAAGGAACTTAAAAATGGTTATGAAGAACTTGAGAAAACAATAAAGTTCGAACAGGAGCGAGAGCGTCAATTTAATGCCCTATCTCAGGAGATTACTAAACTAACGCATGGCATTTCTCAAAACAATACTCGGATTTCCCTCAACCAGAGACAAATCAGAGATCTTGAAAATGAAATTCAAACAATTACCGAGAACCTTGCAAACCGAAATTCTGAACATGAGAAGCTAGAAGAATTTAAAGAAAGTCTCCAAAAAACATTTGAATATCTCGCACAAAAGAAACAAGAAATCGTTTATTACGATTTTGCCTATTCCTTACTAAAGGACGATGGTGTAAAGACGAAGATTATTAAAAAGTATCTTCCTTTCATAAATCAGCAGGTTAATCGTTATCTTCAGATGATGGATTTTTACATTAATTTCCATCTTGATGAAGAATTCAAAGAAACTGTAAAGTCTCCTATTCATGAAGATTTTTCTTACAGTTCCTTCAGTGAAGGTGAAAAGATGAGAATCGACCTTGCCCTACTTTTTACTTGGCGTGAAGTAGCGCGTGTCAAAAATTCTGTAAACACCAACCTGCTGATTATGGATGAGGTCTTTGACAGTTCCCTAGATGGATTTGGTACAGAAGAATTCCTAAAAATTATTAGATACGTCATTAAGGACGCTAACATCTTTGTTATCTCTCATAAAACTGATCTGCATGACAAATTTGAAAGTGTCATAAAGTTCGATAAAGTCAAAGGTTTTTCCCGTATAGTGTCGTCATAATCACCAGGAAAATGAACACCCCAAACTGGCAGCACCATTCCAAGAAAGAACAGAAACGAAAACTGAAACCTCAAGCAATGCGAGCAAGGCGAGAAGCACTTCGCCAGTTCAAAAAGCGTCACATGACCCCGCCTAAACAGCGGGGTTCTTTTGTATGATACGTTCATACGCAACAGAGCAATGACCGTTCGCCACGAAATCAAGTCTCAACTTGCCAAACTCCTCGCTACTGAGGATCTGATGGTAGAGCACAAGAAAGTTGAGACTGCTTGTTTCAATGTCCATACTCGCGTTCTGACTCTTCCTATGTGGGAAGCAAGCAGCGGAGTATTTGACATGTTGGTTGGTCATGAGGTTGGGCACGCTCTCTATACTCCAGATAGAAATTGGTTAACCGAAGTCAAGATTCCTCCTCAGTTTGTTAATGTTGTAGAAGACGTTCGTATTGAGAAGTTGATGAAGCGTCGGTATATGGGTATTGCCAAGACCTTCTACAGAGGATATCAAGAACTTTCTGACAAGGATTTCTTTGATCTTGACGGGGAAGACATCTCTGAATTCAGTCTTGCCGATCGCGCTAATCTGTATTTCAAGATTGGTAACTTTATTGATGTTCCATTCTCTCAGGTTGAGATGGAAATTATTAACCAGATTGAATCTTGCGAAAGTTTTGATGATGTTCTTTCTGCAGCAGAGGCGCTTTACAACTTCTGTAATCGCCAGGATCAAGTAAAGACTAATATTGATAACCTTGACGCCAATCAACAGTCTGGAGGTCAAGAGGGAACTGATATGACTCCTCAAAATGATCAGGGCGATTCTTCTGATGAAGGGGAAGGCAATGACTTTGAGTCTGAAGAACCTGAAGAGGGAGAATCCTACGGCGGAACGGCAGATAAAGAACAGCAGCAAGATAACCCTACAGATCTTCCTAGTACTCCTCCTAGCGGCGCTGGTGGTGCTTCTGATACCGTAAAGACCATGGACTCCCTTGAACAAGCTCTCAAAGATCTTGCTTCCATGGAAGGTTCTGAGAATGTTTATCTAGAAATTCCTGATCTTGATATTGATAAGGTCATTGTTCCTATGGATGAGATTCAAGAAACTTTGAACTCTGCATGGGAAGATTATGAAGATGATATT